CTCTGGCGCTGGTGGCGCTGGCGGCAACGGCTACTGTCGCGTTTATTCTTGGTGAGGTGGACTGCGATGCGTTTTGCAATAATTGACGACAACAAAATAGTAGTGAACATCGCCTTGGGTGAGGTTGCCTTGGTTGATAACTGGATTGCCAGCGACACGGCCCTGATTGGTGACTTATACGCAGATGGCGTATTTTCTACGCCGGAACCAGATGTCGAAGCGCAGTGGGCCGTTATACGCGCAGAACGCAATAAGCTACTTGCTGACTGCGATTGGACGCAACTTGCTGACGCACCAGTTGATGCCGCTGCATGGGCCGTGTATCGCCAAGCGTTGCGTGACATCACTGAACAATCCGATCCTTTCAACATCACATGGCCCACAAAGCCGTAATATAGGCATAAAAAATGGCAGCCTTCCAAAGCAACGCATTTGATTCTGGTGGCTTTGATGTAGGCAGGGTTGAGGCCAGCCTTACCACCTCGTTTGAAATTACAGCGCAGAGCAGCGGGAACAGCGCCATTAACGCTTCAGGCACTTTTGCCTTTGAAGTTTTGGCTGAATCCACAGGAAGCGCGCAAATTGTCGCTAACAGCACATCGCTGTTTGCCCTTGATACCAACGCTTCCGCGGTCACCGGGACAATATCTGCGACCCATGTTGCGGACTTTGAACTGTCCGGCCTGTCTAGCGCAAGCCTGTCCATCATCTGTGATGCCGCGTCTACCTTCAACGCATCTGCGATAACTAGCGCAAGTTGTGCGTTGTTCGCTGAAGCAACGGCAAGTTTCACAACGTCTGCAAACATTGATGCCAAGGTTTCAACGTCCGCATCGTCTGTAGCGGATTTTGCCCCGTCTTTGACGGCTACAGTGGCGCTTTCGTCTTTGGCGTCTGTCACCGCAGCATTTGGCATTGATGCACAAGCAATTGGTCAGGTCGAAAATGTAGCGGTAGTTGTTACAAGTTTTGAAATCGCCTCTGCCTTGCAGTCAAGCGTTGTCGTGGCATCTGATGCCGTTGCAGACTTTATATTGTTTGTTGAATCTGAAGGCAGGATTTCAAGAGAACTTGCATCGCAAAGATACTTAAAGGGTATTGAGCGGGATAGGACTGAAAACAGCGCAGCGCGCAACCGCACTGTATCTTCATTATTTGAGCGGGACCGGGATGAAGGAAGTGCAGCGCGGTTGCGGCTGGTAACTTCATCAACCGCATCTCGCGATTTTGTCGGGGTTCCAGCGGACAGAAACCGCACACTAAAAAGAAAGGCTGCTTAAATGGCAATAATGTTGGCAAGCAAAGCGCCGGGGGAACGGATAGATTATTTTTGGACGCCGCCGCTAGATGATGGCGATGCGCTCACAAGCCCGGTTACGGTCACAAGGGTTTCGGGAACGGCTGTAAACGAAAGCGCCACGATCCAACTGGACAATCTAAACGTCCGTTTGTGGTTCTTCGGCGGGGCGCACGGCGAAACCACCAAGTTCACCGCACAGGTCGAAACAGTCGGTGGCCGTATTTGGCAAGAAACCTTCTATCTTCCTGTCTATACGACGGCTGATTATCGCCTGACTTTGGGCATGGTTAAGCAACAGTTGGAATATGAAGATTCGGATCGGGATGAACTGATTCAGCAATATATCCGCACATCAACATCATGGGTTGAAAACTACACGGGCAAGTTACTGACGCGGCGTTTGGTCACGCAGACTTTTGATAGGTTTGGCGACTATTTGCAGCTTATAAACGGGCCAGTTGTGAGCGTTTCGGATATTACCTACAACGGCAACGTTGCGCTGACGGGCTATCGCTTGCGCGGGACGCGGGTTTTGCCGCCTCCTGGTGGGTGGCCGACGCTTGAAGAATTTGGCGAAATCACTGTCACGTATCTTGCAGGCTATGACGAACCGCCTGCTGAAATCATTTCAGCACAGCTTTTGCTAATCGCCCACTGGTTCCAGAATCGTGAAGCGGCAACGGAGCGGCCAGCACAAGAGATTGCGTTGGCTGTCGAGGCTTTGCTTTCAAACTACAGGCATGTTGGCCTGTGAACGCGGGGGCCTTTGACCGCAGAATAGAATTGTTTGCAGCCGGTGCGCCTGTTGATGACGGCTACACGCTGACAGATGGCGCATGGGAAAGCCAAGGCACACGCAAAGCCCGCTACATCCCCGCAATGGCGCGGGAGGTGTTTGAGAACGCTGGCAAGGAAGCAAAGACACCTGTGGTGTTTGAGGTTCGCAGCGACACGCTCACCCGCCAGATCGCAGCTACATGGCGGATTGGTTATGACGGCCTGATGTTTGAAGTGCAGGGTGTTCATGAAATTGGACGGCGCAACGGGCTTCGTATTGAAGCTGTGGCGGACGATAATTGACGGTCAGGCTTGAAGGCTTCCGCGAACTGGAGGCCGCGCTAAACGACTTGCCCAAAGCCACGGGCAGGAATGTTCTGCGCCGGGTTGCTAAGGGCGCACTCGCACCGATGGCTGACAAGGCAAAAAGTATGGCTCCGGTTGATGGCGGCGAATTGCGCGAGAGCATTAAGCTGTCGGAAAAGCGCACAAAGCGGGTGGTGCGCGAGAACAGGTTCGACCGGAATGGTGGGCTTGCAATGGCGATGGGGCCGGTGTCGGGCAACGGGGTTTTGAATTACGCAAGTTTTGTAGAGTTCGGCACAGCGGACGCAAGGGCGCAGCCGTTCATGCGGCCAGCCTTTGACGGCGGCAAACATGAGGCGCTGGAATATATCAAGGCCAACCTTGGCAAAGAGATAAGCAAGGCGGCGGCGCGGTTGGCTAAGAAGGCTGCAAAGGGCAAATAACATGAATTTTCAGACCGGCGTTCGCGCTCGGCTGCTGGCTAATGCCACAGTCGCGGCGGGTGTATCTACGCGCATATTCTGGGGAGAGCGTCCACAAGGGACGACGCTTCCAGCAATCGTTTTGCAGACGATAAGCGACCCACGCCCTGCACATCTGACTGACTATGACGGTGCGCGTTCGACGCTCGTTCAAATGGATGTCTACGCCACGACTTATGCGGCTGCGCTGACCATAGCGCAGGCTGCAATTGAGGTTCTCAAGGTTCCCGCGACGATAAGCGGAAAGACGTTTGGTCCGGCATTTGTCGATAGCCAGCGCGACACTGTGGAAACATCGGGGACAGTAAATCTGCATCGACAATCCGTCGATTTCAACATTTGGCACAAAGGAAACTAAACTATGGCAGAAACACAAGACGCCTCTGTAGGCTACATGGGTTCCGTTAAACTTCACAACGGAACCATTCTTTACGAATTGCAGCACGTTAAGAGCTTCGATATTCCGGATTTGGGTGAGCGTGAACAGGTTGAAACAACACACCTGAAGTCGGCAAACTGGCGGCGTGAATATGTCAGCACCTTCTATGAAGATTCTGATTTCAACGTCATGCTCAACTTCCGCCCGCTTTCCGACACGGATGTGCTGTTGTCAGATGCGCTTTATGAAGGCGATGTTCGCGCAATGAAAATTGTAATCCCTGAAAACGGCGTTCCTGCCGCGCAGATCACATTGACCGCACGTTGCATCAATTACAATCGCGGCGAAGTTGCGCCAAATGACGTAATGGAAGCAACTGCAACATTCCGGGTTGTTTCAATCAGTGACATTGCGGAATATGTTGCATGATAAGGGGTGAGGCTACCGCCAAACTAAAGGACGGTCGCACGTTGACGCTGGCAATAGGGTTTCGCGCCCTTGCGCTGGCGTCAGCCCAGACCGGCATTCCGACATCTGAACTTTTCGCCGTCATGCAAAAAGACGATGGACGGCAAATGCTTGCGTTGCTTGCACTCATTGAAGGCTCGTTGAAGAAATATCACCGTGATCTAACTGGCGATGACATTGACGACCTGATGATGACTGACAGCGAGGTTCTTTCGGAAGCCTTGTCTGTAGCCCTTAGCAGCGCGTTTTCAGATGACGAAGTCAAGGCAGATGGGGGAAACGCTCCAACTGGGACTGGGACGCGCTCGAAAGCAACTGGGCGGAAGCAGGGCTAGACCCTGCCCAGTTCTGGGACCAAACCCCGCGTTCCTACGCAAACATCATGCGGGGCCGTCTACAGGGCCAACACAACCGCGACCTAGCCCTTGCCTACCATATCGAAGTGTTTGCCCGTCAGAAGTCTCTACGGGCGCTTTCGCACTATCTTCAGGCCGAAAAGAAAGCACCCGAAAACGGTGCTTCCAAGGTTCTGTCGATGTTTAAGCGACTTGCCGCAAAGGAAAAATAATGGCTGAAATGATCGGCAAACTAGCGGTAAACTTGACCTTGGAAACGGCAGCGTTTCAAAAAGGTGCAACGCTTGCCGAAAAGCGGGCGCAATCGCTGCAAACAAAAATGGCGAATATTGGGTCGTCTATTGCCAAGATAGGCGGTGCGCTTGCATTGGGTGCTGTTGCTGGCGGCGCA